CGGCCATGACATACCTTTCGCAACCCTAGATTTGCGGCCATGACATACCTTTCGCAACCCTAGATTTGCGGACGTTCGCGGCATCACTATATTTGTGTACGTGCCGCTAGGGTTGGGGGGGTTGGGGGGTTATTAAACATAGTTCTTTACCGTTATATTCATACAGCTTTACCGGATCATATTTTTTTAAAGGTAAAAACTTGTAACTCAAGGGTCTGTAATTACCGTTATAAATGTCAGTATTATCTAAATTTTGATGACCACAATTACATATCAATATATACCTGAATTTTTTAGTATTTGTAATGTAGTCGAGAAATGTGTATATGTCTCTCAGACACCAATGCTGGATAACATCTTTTAAAATACACAAATCACTTTCTACTATTTGCTCCTTTTCATTCATAAAATCTAAATGAATAAAATTATATTTCGTACCTGAGCGGTTTGAAGTGTTGAAATCTACAACTTTTTTATACACATCATATCCGGTATATTTTACATCCAGTTCATCATAAATTAGACCACCACATCTAAAATCACCACAACCCAAATCAACGACACTTGTTATATTATGATCTTTTATAAAATTTTGAACAAAGTTTATATATGTATCTTTATTAAATTCAATGGTACTACCATCTCCACTACTTCCAGAATATTTATTATTAAGATTATTCCCCCATATATTATTTTCGTATATATATGTAAAAACTTGCTCCATATATATATGTATTGTAATAAACTCTTTAATACTATGGCCATTCAAATGAATTGTCATCACCCTTTTCCCTAACAGACCATCTACCACTGAGAAGTGCGGTTCTTCGTTCCCAATCTGTATGCCGTTCAGTCATTGTAGGTGGAGTCACCAGAACATTTTCATTAATGACTATACACTTATAGTTTCCAACATCACACATGTATTCAAGTTCAAATCTTGTTGCAAACTGTATAAATGGTTTTTTATCCATCTCAGCTTCGAGAAGTGTTTTATATCGAAAGACGTCGTCAAAATTTGTGAAAGCCACTATATTATTTATAGGAAGATCATCAACGTTGAACTTAGTCACAGCGTATATACCTTCATATTGCGCATCTTCATGTTCAAAACTCAATATATGAAACAAATCACGCTTTTTCACCTTTTCGAGAGGTTTGCTATTCGAGTCGTCAATGTTATAATAACTTCTACAAACCTTAGAAATCTTAGGTTTATTGAACCTATGATGAACAACGGGACACTTTAAAGCGAACATTTTTATCGTGTTTTTTATCTAGAAAATATTTACTTAGGTACAATATAAGATGAACATTATTATCCTTTTTTTATCCGGATTATCGTTTGTTTGGTGTACATCTTATATGGCACTTCGAACTATTATTTTGTCTGCACAAGATAGAAATGGCGCACCTCCTATTATGTATGAAGATGGTTCTATAATAAACTAATTCCGGTCAGAGGTGGTCCCGACCGACTCACTAAGCAGGAAAAAGGCCACCTCCTTCTCCTTTCCCCGGGACTCCAGGTTTATATCCCCCTCCACCACCTCCACCAGGATTAAAAACCGAGTCGCATAGTGAAAACCGTGGATCACATGGCGGCGGGCCCGCGTCTGGTACACTGAAACAAGCCCTACCACATTCTGCAACTATATCATTCCCAACAATCTTGTACAAGCCCCAATAAGGATCATTTGCAATAATTCTTTCTCTCATTAATGAGTCGCACGATTTACCACCATTCTTTGCCGGTTTTCCCTGACTATCATAACCGATGACTTTTTTAGTACCTTCAATCCTACCACCCTGATATCCGGGGTAATCTGGACATGACTGATTCCCATAATCACAATCACCCAATGTTACCTGACTCGTGGATACATTACCTGGTTGGTTAGGTCCATCCGCTCCACAATTTACAGGTACGTAATCTGGGTCATTGTCATACCACCCACCATGCGAATATTCACATATTTGTATTTCCCGACCAGTTTCACCACCGTCTCCTTCTCTACAGGTTTGTTTTACAGTCAAACCATCAGGGCATGAACCTCCATTTATCGCATCCGCCCCGTTAGCAACGAATTTCTTATAATAATAAGGAATTTTAGTACGATTCCATGCTGTTGAGGGATCGTGATTATAACAAATATTACCATTTGAGGCACCATCACCATAATTTGGAATATTTCTAGGACATCCATTTTCCCAAGTAGCATCATTTTTAGGGTTATTTGGATCATAAGCAGGCCCCGTCACCCCACTTCCCACGATCGATTCCCAATTACCTTCACAGTTTTCAGGTAAGCCATCATTTAAGATTACATCCACTGAGCCACATACAGCATCACCGAAATAACGTTCTTGACCTGAGTAGTCCGGGGCTGGACAGTTGGTGGGTATATCATCACAATCCGTTCTCCATTTACACTTATCCGATTTAATAGTTTCCATTGTCGGTCCGATGGTATCAAATTTAAGACCTTTGGTACCATAAAAACCATTGAATAATGCAAAATATAAAGGATTTTTCAATTTCGATTCCCAATCATTTTCACTGAACCCTTCATGGATAGCATATACGTCTTCTCCAACTAAAAATTTATTTCCTTTTATATCTATTTCATCATCTATGAGTTTAGTTTTTACATCTTCAAACTTATCACGAGTTAATTTACATTTGTATTTGTATTGTTCGTCAGGTTTAAGACTTAAAGAAAATCCAGAACATTCATCGGAATTTACACAAGCAGATGCACATTTTACAAATGCATCGTTGGTGTTTTGTAAATTTTGTTCTATACCTATACCATTTTCATCTACATTAGCAGGAATACCATCCATGTTTAAACATGAAAATTCACCATCTTGTGTACGTATTCCACATTTAGGAACTTGTATATAATAGTCGTGAATTTTAGGATCTTCCTTCCTATAAAGTCCTGATGTAGTTTGATATAAAGGATCTCCTGTTGCCTGACTCATTAAAGTATTAAATGATACAGGTCGATTCGATCGGTTGATGTCGGGCGAGCCATCCGTTTTGGATCCTAGATGATTGTCTACCTTCACTAAACTTTTACGAGCAAGTAAATTAGTATATTGAGATATGTCATATTCATTATCATACCATGCAGCGCCTTGATCGTATATATATTGATCGACCCCCTCTTGAAGTTCTCCTTTAATTCGGTCTTTTTCAGATTCACGTTGTTCTTGCGCCGCTCTCATCCAAGATCGAAGATATCCAATTTGACTTTCCATTTCCCGATTATACCCTTCTTGAGCCTCTTCATTACTCGCTGCCAAATCTGTAGAATTGAATATATCTCCATAAAATGCATCTACGGCCTCTGCCGCCGCATCTTTATCATCTTTTAAAGCTCTTAACTTTTCAAGAAACGATTTTAAATCGAAGGAATCTTCAAGCACCTCGTCATCGTCTGGGAGAAGCTCCTCCTCTGGGTAATACACATCCGAATCATTCACCTCCTGTACATTTTCCTCATACCCTTCTTTCCTAAAACTTAAAAAAAGTATAACCACCGTCAAGGTTATACATAGAATCAAAATTTTACGATCCATCTTATAGTACTCTAAGAAATTATTTATTTGAACATATACTACAAGCCTTTTTAGAATACCCGTGTTCACACTTTTCAGAATATACACACTTGCGACACATACTTCTTATATCTCCGTGTATACATATACCACCCCCATTACACACACTACACTGGATAAGTCTTTTTTGGTGTGGACATATATTTCGAATTATGTTCATAATTCATCTTAGAGATATTATTTTAACTAATACTATATAATAATGCCTCTGTCGAATAAAAAACGATTATTTATTAAAAAAGTTTCGTCCGGGTTTAGATATCTATTAGATGACTATGGGATCAAATCTATGAAAGAATCGTATCTAAAAGAATTTATAAAAGAAAATGTTTTCGTCAAAGGTAATTATATGGAAAGACTAGAGTTTTCCGCGGGTAAGTTTCAGTTTTGTCTAGAAAATCTAGATGATGATCTTTTGAGATCCATCTTAAAAGAGTTTGACACTATGGGGTTCACTTTGGAGCGTGTATTTCATGAAGCGGGTGTAAACCCCCTCTACTTTGACGATGACGAACTTGAATATTCAAAATTAATAGATACAGAAGATATTATTACATTCCAAGATTTAATTAACACATAAAACTAGGTCTTTCACACTTGTATCTTGCAAAGGGGGCTTTGTCGGCGACGTAATACATTTTATAAGCTGATACAAGATCTGGAGACTTGTATTGCTCGGGCATACATTCTGGAATACCCTCTATAGAATAATAAGCAGTCTCACTTTTACGTTCTTCGAAATGAGATGGGTGATTTTCGTATAACCAACGCAAATGATGTTCACACGTGTGAATTTTCCCGTACCGCTCTGTGTATTCATGACTGAGAGCGAGTCCGATTTCACAAGCATACATATAATTTTTGATACTGGAACCTATCCACATGGTCATGGGGTGCTTCTTATGTGCGGGTTTGTATCCACGTTTACTTCCATCTTTCGTCAAGGGGGCGTGTTCTCTGACGTATTCTTCTTGACCCGAAAAAAACCAAGCGGTGTATAACATTTGACATATCTCGAGTTGAATCTTAACGACGTGTTGATCGCATGACAGTTTGGCGATTTCCTTAGGATTCAACGAAAGAAAAAATATGTTCATCTTACAAAAATAATACTACTTTACAACTTAGGTGCATTTTCCAAAACCGAGAACGTCCTTCTGCTTTCTTGTAGGAATAGATTGGGGTAGCACCGCAGTTTTTACACTATGCACCCATTCATCTCCATCATACGCCATCCAACATATATCGTATCGTTCTATCATCTTTCTACATAAAACACAAGGCATTGATATACCCGCACCATACGTTGTATTTCTAGATATTATGAGGTGTCCATACTTTCGGTGAACCCAATCAGAAAACTGGTGTGGCTTGTACCCTTTTCGTATACATTCCCTATATAACCTTCGTATTAACTGCCTCTCTGCACACATATGATTCGTGCTATCCACCTCTACAGATTTCTTAGACATAGAACTCGTCACGGTACAATATTTCATTTTTCATAAAATATAAGAAACATTCACTAGACTTAGGTATTATTCATGTCGTTCCTTGACAATGTAATTTGGATACGTCTGTCTCACGTGGTCCTTATATTTTAGGTACACGTTAATTTTGTCGTGTACAGACATATTCTCAGTTTCAAATTCTATTAACTTGTGATCGTGATTAATATCCAAATGAATAGAGAATCTTTTAGGAATTTCCGGAAAAATTTCTAAAGTTTTAGGAGCTCTATTTTCGAATAATACTTGCTCGGATAAAGCTAAAGGAGAAAAATTTCTAAAATGATTTTGTAAAACGTTTAATCTTCGAATAGCTGACATTTCTCTTATTTTCATTACAATTTATATCCACTAAGGTTTTAAATTCTATCTTTTAGCATCAATCCATCATCTCCTTGAGATTCCATAAACTCTACTTTGACGATATTAGGATCGAATATATCACCGTGCGTTTGACAAAGTGTACAAGGTTCTGACGGAGTCTCTCCCGGGGCATGATTATGAACGGGGACCTCTCTCTTTTTAGGACGTTTTGTTTTTTTAGTCGTCGGAGGTTTGGAAGGGTCGTGCTTCTCACAAAATGTTTCACCTTCGATACATTTATTGCGACACGGATTACCCCTTATGTTGATTCCCGTACACGCAGGTCTCTTCACTCTTGGAGGCTTTGGCTGTTTAGCGGGTTTGGGAGGACGCGCATGGACTTTACACGTCTGCAAACCTTCTGCGCAAAACTTTTTACACTGCTCCCCCTTAGCCGTTTGACACGGGCATCTGATTTTCTCGACCTTTACTTTTGAAACTTTTCCCTTTTTCTTGAGTTCGCTAATCTCCCCTCGCAACTTATCGTTCTCGTTGGCAATATCTTGAAACATCTTTCGCAGTTCATCAGCAAATAAACTATCCTTGATATATTCATCTAATTGGATCGTGGGAGATATACACGGCACACAGAATTCCATTTTTACTTGATAAAAATACAAACATCGTCGCAACTTAGGTGAATTTTATTTCTGTGAGAATATTAGAATGGTGTCGATCCACGATATACCTAAAAAAGTTCAATACATAGTGGTTGATTCCAACTATGTAAATGGAACTAATAACACATTTTCATTAGATCTATCACTAACTTCTAATACGCATGTGGAAGATTTCAGTCGCGTGTTAGGTGTAAAGATGGTAGATTTTTACATAACACAGGTTGGAGCCACCACGACTGACCTAAACACTAACATAGCAAAACATGTGGATGTTTTGTGTCCAAATATACCTCAAGTTGCGCAAATGCTCGATGAACGCCACGGACATATTTTTGCACGTGTACCTTTGGAGAGACACTTTACCGGAACGGATGGTATTCTTTTGCGAGATAAACAATGGAAAAGCTTCAACAGAAAAACAAATTATTTCAACCCCATGTCTATACAAAAATTAGACTTTGAAATATTCGAAGAACAAGATGACGGGGATTATGTAAAACTAAACCCAGCTACGAAGTGGCACATGATATTAGAAGTCACAACCGTTGACCATAAAGAAACACCCATTTCCAAAGAAACACAGATTTTAGAAGCTATACACGCTCTCATAGGTAAGATTGAAAAATTACATCAGAGCGTGGAAAGACTCCCGACTAAAGAAGAAGCTGAAAAGATTATAAAGGAAACTGAGAAAAAACGTAAAAAGATATCATTTAATTATATTTTATTGGCACTCGCAGCTCTAGTAGGTGGTTATATATACTACGTGAATAAGATCAAAATGGTTCCAGGGATTATGTAAACCAAGTTTTATTAGTATTTTCTAACATATTCTTTACTCGTTCATTCCATGATTTTTGTGAAAAGCTATAAATTTCACAAAAGTTATCTCTCATATTTGTTGTAATATAAATTATGTCATTATCTATCCAACATGATACCGGATCTTGTATAGTTTCCTTAACTATATCTCCATCTTTTTTGTAAATAATAGGTTCAGAAACGTCTATGAGTTCTAAATTTTGTTTTGAAATTCTAACCATATGTGTAAGATGTAAAAATCCAGGTCTAACATTTGAATTAATAGGAAGTCTAGAATGAGAAAATCCCATATAATAATCACCCATATCCATTAAATTAGATCCACCTCGTATAAAAGTGTCTTGTGTACTGAAAGGTAGACTGCCTTTGATTACATGACAATACCCAGTTGAAGTGTCGCATGATAGTATAATAATTGGATCATAATTATATACAAACATCATTTTACCATCCTTTACAAACGGCGCCCAATTCTTTTCTATCACATCTAAACCCTTTGTGTATAAAGGTTTACATTCAAACGTGTCGTGATCCAAAATCCATAAAGTGTAATATTGGTTTGGAAATGGAGATTTCGCTATGAAAATCACATATACTTTATCTTGGACTTCTATTATACGAGGATCTTGGGAATTTATATCACTACCCAAATATCGTTTATCTTCATTACTTTCCCAATTTAGATTAAATGATTCATGCATGAGCATTGTTTTATTATTTATACATACTCTAACATAAGTTATGTACTTGTCATTCTTTTTTAACACACACCTAAACATTGAATATGTACTACCCGGCCAATATTTATCATTGTCTAATGGTTTTATAGGTGTTATATCCTTCTCATAAACAAACTCCATACATTTCAATATTTTAAATTCTTTAAACAAAGTAATCTATGTGCATATCTGGACGACCTATATAATTTGGATAGTCGAGCCCTTTAATTGGGAAAGGTTCAGTCTCAGGTTCTATAGTATCTACCAAATCCCTGCGAATATACGTTACTTCAAATACCATAGGAAAATTATTATCTATCCAAGGAACCAAGGGATAATTATTTCCATGAACATGCACACATACGAAATATTTATTTAAATGTTGATAAAGTTCATCTATCTTTTTATCGTATGATAGAATATTTCCAAATAAATGAAACTCTATGATCATCTGTGAAAAATTTTTAAGATATTTAGATGCTATGAGCGAATCCCATTCAGCTCCTTCTACGTCTATCTGTGCAAATAAATTAGTATTTTCAGTGTGTCCATTATTTTCTATATGTGCATCAATAGTATTTAAATTTTCCTCCTTTTTAGACGAAACACCCTCTCTATAAAAGTGTACATATTTAGGTTTATCAGTTATCTCTTTTATAGTGTGATCATAAACATAACATGGCTTTTTATATTTTTCGTAAAAGGTTTTTTCAAAATCAATTTCATCGTTTGAACCATAACTATACAAAGCGTCACATTCTTTCATATCTATAGCTACGTACCCACCATCCCCGTGTGGTCCAAATCTAACCTTTTTCAAATTTGTTTTAAAAGGTTTGAAATACGTTTTGAGACGTTTGCAAATATCCACATAAAGTTGTGTGGGATGCATATATGTAATGCTATTAGATCTTTTAAGTTAATTATCTGAAAATATCTGGTAAAGATGCTATAAGTTCTGGTGGTGAAGGTGTTAATTTAAATTTACCGTTATGTGATAATTTTTCTTTCATGTACGTTTCAGCCATATGTTCATCAAACCCTTCATCATAACATTCCGCACAACTCCTGAGTTTATTTGCTAAAAATTTTTCATCTCCAAATGAAGAAAAATGCCATCCACCAAATTCTATGTGTGGAAATTTCCATCTATTATCTCTAAAATATTGAGGAGTTTTATCAACTACGTTTTTCTTTGTAGATATAACAGTTCCGAACCATTTTTCAAATGTTTGAAAATATTCGATAGAATAATTAAATGTAACCATATGCAAACTTATAGTGTCCAACGATTTGGGAAGTTTTCTAATGAGTTCGGTTTTAGGAACTTCATCCGCATCCGAAATCATAATAATAGCATCATCAGGCATTGTTTTCAATCCTTTCAAAATATAATTACGTTGTAAATTTTCCATAGTCCAGGGATTTGAATCTTGTGGAATTATGTCAAGAATAATATGAATTATTTTATCTTTCCATACATCGAACTTATCTTTATTCATTTGAAAATAAAGTTCTTTCGGCTCTCCCCTATGCGTGTAAGTAGATTCAACAATAACAAATTTATCTATCACGGAATTTAAATATGTCATGCGTTTAATGATAAAATCAACTTCATTGTGAAATGTAAAACAATCCACAATCATTATAAAATATGATGTGTTTACCTTTAATCAGTTTAAGGATAGGAGGTAAGTATATTCATGTGTGGAATTCTAGCTTTATACGGGGAAGAAGTAGAGGTCCCCGTAGATTTGTTGACACATAGGGGTCCTGATGATTATAAGTCGGATGTTATGGGTAAATGTCGTATGGATTTTTATAGGCTTTCTATAAAGGATTTATCTAAAAATGGTATGCAACCTTTTAGACATAACAAATCCATGCTAGTATGTAATGGAGAAATATACAATTATAATGATTTTACAACAGGTGATGAAAAGAGTGAGAGTGATTGTGAAGTTCTGTTACCTATGATCGAATCAGTTGGAATAATTAGAACCGTTGATATGATGCAAGGGGATTTTGCATTCGTCTATACGAATGGAAAGCGTGTCATGGCCGCTAGAGATCCCGTAGGTGTAAGACCTCTGTTTTACACTCGATATGATAAAGGATCTATAGCTTTCGCGAGTGAGGTCAAAGCTCTGAAGTTTTTACAATCGACAATACACGTATTTCCACCTGGATATATCTACGATTCGTATGTGGATAGTTTTATTTGCTATTACAATACATATTGGCACGTGTATAAATATCTCTCCACAGATTCTACTCAAATCGTAAAAGAAACTCTAGAATCAGCTTTACATAAAAGATTGGAACACTCTGATCGTGATGTAGGATTTTTACTTTCCGGTGGTTTGGATAGTAGTCTCATAGCATCGATTGCGTCTAAAAAACTTGGAAAAATTAAAACATTTTCAATTGGTCTACACGATAGTCCAGATCTTGAATCTGCGAGAATAGTGGCAAAACATATAGGCTCCGACCATACAGAAGTCATTTTCACGCTTGATGATGGTATTAAATACATGTCGGATGTTATTCGTTCTCTAGAATCTTACGATACGACTACCGTTAGGGCGAGTATACCCATGTGGATGTTATGTAAATATATAAAAGAGAATACAAATTGTAGGTATATATTTTCCGGGGAAGGTGCGGATGAAATATTAGGAGGGTATTTATACTTTCACAACGCCCCGGATGTTGAAGAGTTTGCTCATGAGAATATGAGACGCCTAAAACTAATTCATCAATTCGACGGACTTCGGGCGGATCGTTGTGCAGGTGCCCATGGTCTTGATCTTATCGTCCCATTTTTGGATAAAGAATTTATAGAAGTTTGTATGTCCATGAATCAAAAACTCAAAATACATAAATTAGAAAAACATATTTTGAGGAAGGCTTTTACAGGATATCTTCCGGATAAAATTTTATGGAGACGTAAGGATGGTATGAGTGATGCGGTTGGAAGTAGGTGGGTTAATCATGTTAAAACACATTCACAGCAGGTCATTACTGATGAGATGTTTAGTAAAGCGCGCATTTTATCAAAGGACTACAACACACCTCTAACGAAAGAAGAAGCTCTTTATAGAATCATTTTTTGGGATCATTACGGAGACCATCATAACCATCTCATAAGTGAAATATGGAGGCCGAAATGGACAAAGATAACAGATCCCAGTGCGAGACTCTTAATGGGTAATTTACCAAAAACTTCTGAGTAAAAAGTATGGGAGGTAAGAAGCAAAAAAGAGAAAAATTATCACCGTGTTCATTTGAAACAGAATATCAAGATATCCAATTCGACATGGAACTGCCAATTCCGTCAGCCATACCAAAAAATGATAACCAAAAAGATTATCAACGAGTTTTACACGGATGTAAACCCATGATATTCGCCATAGGTCCTGCTGGAACTGGTAAAACCATGCTTGCGTGTTACGCCGCTATAGAAGGTTTAAATGATGGCGATTTCAATAAAATAATTTTAACACGTCCAGCCGTGTCGGTCGAAGAAGATATAGGATATCTACCCGGAACGCTAGAAGAAAAAATGGATCCTTGGACGAGACCCATCATGGATATATTTTCCGAATTTTACAGTCAACATCAAATAGGAAATATGATTAAAGAAAAAATAATAGAAATATGCCCCTTAGCTTATATGAGAGGAAGAACATTTAAGAACGCTTTTATAATAGCGGATGAAATGCAAAATAGTACCCCCAATCAAATGAAAATGCTTCTCACTCGTATAGGTAATGATAGTAAAATGATAATAACAGGTGATTTAAATCAACACGATAGAAAATATGATGATAACGGATTAAAAGATATTTATGAAAAAATACAAAAGACAAATTATAAACGCATAGAGTGTATAACTTTTAGTCATGAAGATATAGAAAGATCTCCTATAGTAAAAGATATTTTACAAATTTATGGTGATAAATAAATCAACTCTAATATAGAAATGTTTCCTGACTATGTGTCGGGACATTCATGTCCATATTAGGGTTTATGACCCGATATTATTTTTTTTATTTAAACTCCGGCTAACGCCTTCTTCTTAGCTGGAGTGTTGGCAGCCTTTTTAGCCGCAGGTTTGGCTGCGGGTTTATCATCCGACTTGGCTGCGGGGGCAACACTCGCACCGGGTGGGCCCTGAGGCCCGGAAGGACCACGGGGTCCCGGGGGGCCGGGAGGACCTGGGGCGCCACGGGCACCCTCCATGGCAGTGCCACCCGATCCAGACGCATCGAGAACCTTTAAGAGAAGGTTACAGAGACGCCTTTTATCGAGGTTGAGAATTTTCATTTCCTGTTCGATCTCATCACGTAAAGAATCCATTGCTATATATATAAAAGTAAGATTATCTTTATACTAAATGTTATTCATTGGTTCATCCCTAAAAAGTGGGATAGGTCAACATGCGAATAAATATACCAAAATTTTTCCAGATGCTTCGTATTTCACAATAGGAAGTAAAATACCTGAAGATGAATACGGCCTGATATTTTTACTACCTTTACGAGAACATATAGAATACGCCAAGTATGCAAAAACGCGTGTAAAGCATTTAGCTTGTATGACCGTTTGTGAAACTACCACGGTACACGAAGATTACGGGATGATCATGGAAGAATTTGATCGTGTAGCCGTACCCAGTGAATTCTGTAAATCCGTCCTGTCTCGACAATTTCCAAAAAATGACTTTTATGTCATTCACGCACATATACCCAAACCACGAGAGAAACCTTATGTATTTTATCATATAGGCAACATCATGGACGATCGTAAAAATTTCAAACAAATTTTACAAGCGTTTGTTCGTCTAAATGAACCTAACACTCGTTTAGTTGTCAAAGCTACGTGTAATCAAGATGTAGATATTCGACTTCCCAGGGTTGAAGTCATAAACAATATGCTAGATAGTCATGAAATGGATGATTTACATAGAAGGTGTGATTGCTATGTAAACTTTTCCAAATCTGAAGGTGTTGGAATGGGGGCCATAGAAGCGGCGATTCGGGATAAGCCTGTCATCTTAACAGATTTTGGAGGACCTTCTGAATATATTAAATCACCTTACATGATTAATTGTGAACTTCAAGAATTGGAGAATGACGATTTCCTATTTCAAAAAGGAATGATTTGGGGTAAACCCAATTTCGATCAACTCTTGGAGTTCATGAAACACGCGTACGAGAACAGGGTATATACTATGGATCACATTTTTACTAAACAGGTTGTAAATCGTGAAAACGTTTTAAGAGAATTCTTCGTAAATGTAATTGGTGATGAGAACGACGATACCGGTGAGGAGAGCACCTGAACCTATAGATCCTTTTTGAGAGATTAACATGGAATTGATATCATCTATGAAGCTTATACCCGTAGGTTTCTTCATAAGATCTGGCAATACCTTCGCGATGACTATATAAACGATCATAGATATGATGACTGGTTTAAGTGTGTCCTGATCAAACATTTATATTAAACGACTATTTTTTTACCAAGACTTACACCACCCTCGGATATTCCATGTTTTTTACAATACCCACCACACACCGCCTTAAAGCTACACGGCTTACCCTTCAGAGTTGTAGCCCTACATGTGTGATTTGTGTGCTTTTGAACAACCTCTTGCTTAGGAGCATCTTCCAAAAAAACGATGGACCTGGCCTGCCTTTTTTGTTCATGATTAGTATAATTTCGCTTTAAATTTACAAGCGCTCGAGCCAACCGCTCAGACTTTTCGGTTGGCTCGATCACTCTACAGATGTTCATTGCGTGTTGCTCCATTTTTTATTATTTTAATAATTTTGTTGATTGACTTAGGTATCATTTTAATCAGGTTCATCTGCGGCTGCCAGAGAATCTCGTAATTTTTCATATTCTTCCTTTATTTCGTTAAAGGTTTCACATGCCTTACGTCTACCCTGTTCAAAAATATAAGTATCGGGATCTGCGCTGCTGAGCATGTAGTTTTTACAATTTTCATTAATTTTTTCATATAAAGGGGTATATAATTCCAATTCTTCTTGTGTTCCTTCTTCTGGTATTACTGTATCTTCATTTATAACTGGTATAGCTGCTATAACTTCTCCACATAAAGATTTAAAGCCAGCCACTTCAATTTCTTCAGATGATAGATTTTCTAAAATACGATAACCGGATTCATCTCTAGATATTTCATATGAATCAAATTGTTCACATCCACCCCCTGATAATCTATTTTTCCATGGAGGAGTTGCAGTGACACCTCCCTGTTTGAAAGAATTTTCAATCCATGAAATAGATTCGCGTATAACATCAGTGTAAGGTTTTGTTGGATCGTATAGATGAAGTTTAACTCGCTCCACAGTTTTTCCAATTTCTCCAGTTAAGTCTTCCATAGTGATATCATCGTAATCATCTTTATCATAACATAAACCATCACGAACTTCTTTTATTAATTTTGTTATGTCCTGACCAGTTATAGTACTAGTATCAGAATCACAGAAACGTTTATTTATTTTATCAATAAGTAAATCTATTTCCGTGTACATATTTATTAATATTTTCTTACCTTCTTCATCATCTTCACCAATTTCCTTATTTGCGAATTCATCTCTTTCTTGCTGTAATAAAATCTTAAACTCTGTGCACGATATAGATTCTTGAATTCCTTCCAATCTTTTCATTAATCCAAGTTCGGCTGTATGAAAAGCATTACATAAAGGTCCTCGTAATGCTTCGTTTGTTTCACTTTGAACACGTCCTATAGCATCCAATATAGGGCTCACACCTGGTTTAAAAGGTATACCATTAATCATTGTTTTTGGAGACCCACCTGGTGTTCGCGACCTTATGAGCCACATGATGAGTAAGCCCAAGCCTACTCCTACCATGAGACCTATAATACCTTTTGCTGAAGACATTTAAAGTATACATACATTTTAATATTATGCACATCAAATGGACTCGAGAATGTAGTCGATGTAAAGCTCCTCTGAAACCCCGAGTCGTGTCGAGAAATCGTCAGACTAAAAACTTTATACGAACTTACTTACATACAAATCCTATATTTGTAGATAATAACGAACAATATTATTCATTCATAGGTCTAAAGGTAGAATCGGTGTGTTATTCTTGTTTTACAAACAAACCTAAAGTATCCATAAAGTCTTTAAAAAATAGAGAACTTGGTCTAGTTAAACGTATACACCCCAGAAGTGTATCTAAAACGAAAAACGAAATACTTTTTTGGTATAACAGTCTCGTAAAAAAAGCTGTCAGGGAAGGGGTAGATATCGGAAATTAATTATTTCTTTACGTATACTAATGAAACGTGTAGTTAATAATTTCTTTATAATTTTTCTCACGACTCTCGTGTATGGATTCATCTATAGTAGGATGGGACCCGAAGATTTCGATTTTAAGAGTCCGTTAGATCCATACTATTTCGCTACGACAACGATGTCGAGTGTGGGATTCGGCGATATAGTACCTAAGAGTGACCGTGCTAAAATGTTAGTCATGTCACAACAAGTTATAATTTTGAGTGAAGTTTGGTATTTTATTTTACTCTCTAAAGTTAAATGGGTGTAGACCCAGATCTAGCTATAGTCATGAAGGGTTTAGATGAATATAGAGACAATTTACCGGAAGGTAAATACATAAAAATGTGCGACGCACTTAAACGACTACATGAAAAATTGAAAAAACCCAGACTGCGAATTCCTACGATAAGATTTACTACGATGGATGTGAAATATATATGGTGGTTCTCATCGCTCGTCACCATAGTAAAAATTTCCGGAGATATAAAAAGAAAATTTACTTCTTCATAACCATCAATTATTATATATACGAATTATATATGAGTGTAGAAATAGTTACATATGCAAATAAGAGCCAGGGTATGTTTGAAGAACTCGTCAATAATAAATTTGGAATTCCAATCAAGGTTTTGGGATGGGGAACAGAATGGAAGGGGTTCTCTGACAAGACCAAAGGTGTTATTAAACATCTTGAAACTAAAAATGACGACGATATAGTTGTGTATCTGGATGGTTTTGATACCAAAATTAATAAAAACACGGAAAATGTAAAGAAATTTTTTGAAAGCTACAAGTGTAAAGTGTTATTTTCAAATAACCCACCTTGGCTTTTACAATCATTTATGTTTGGAACGTGTGATAATTCAATTGCGAACGCTGGTTTGTATATGGGATATGTTAAAGAACTCAAACAAGTTTTAAAAGATGAATTGCTTTTAAAATGTGAAGACGATCAACGCAATTTTAATAAACTTTGTAATAAATACGATTTTATAAAGGTAGACAAAGATGAAAAAATTTTCAAAAACTTTAGTCCTCTACAAAATGAAAATGAAGTTGATAGTATCTTCATATCATACCCCGGGGCTATATCCACAACAAGATATTTGAGAGCTTTTGTGGAATATGCACAATTTTTTTATTTTTATGTCGTATTATCTCTACTCGGTGGAATGTATTTTTTACCGAAACGCCGACAAACCCTAGTATTTATCATCATGATATGCACAGCGTTCTTCGTAGGTTTTGCTGATAAGTCTTGTACTTCTTTTTAAAAAAAGTTGTACTTATAGTATGTTAGTGTTGTTATTGTTAATAATAACACTAACCTTTGTTATTTATTATATTAAACAAAGGCGTGAAAACGTTCCTAAAATTGTACATCAAATTTACATACAGGGAAAAGATAAATTACCAATTTTTGTTAAAAATGTTATTGAACAAAATAAAAAAGAAAATCCAGAATACACCTTTATGTTTTATGATTATGATGATATAAAAAGGTATGTGTATCAAAATACAAATAAAAAAATAATTAAATGCTTTGAAAAAATAAACCCAGAATGTTATACGTGTATTAGTGATTTCTTTAGGTATATAATAGTTTATAATGAAGGTGGTATATACTTAGACGTAAAAATAAAGATAAATACCCCTTTAAATCAATGGCTTATGGGTAATAAAATTCATATAGGTGTGTGGTTATGGCATGATTACATGGAATTAGACGAATATTACGATATTGATCACAAACCAAAAGGTAATAAAAAACAATTGTTACAAAGTGTTTTCATGTTTTCAAAACGACATCCATTATTGGAAGGTGTAATAGATGATATGTGTCATCAAATAAATTATAACAAATCGAATGACATATTAGAAATAACTGGACCAAATATGTATACAAAATCCATTGCACCTAAATTAAAATACTATAACTATTCCATATATGAAGAAGATGGAGAGTTATATAACAATAATATAACATTTGATGGTACACATGGAAAATATTATGAATATATGAACAATAATAAATTGCATTGGTCTAAAAAGAAAGATAGAGTCATAATCTAAACCTAAGTAAAACTTTTTCTTGATAAAAAACAGATTAAACATTCTCCACTTCTACATTGATATTCAAAAAAACAACCTAAGTCAATCGAGCTTTTGAAATTTTTCAACTGAAAAAATGGAAGATCTCCAAAGCCTCATGACATGCCTCGACGAAATCTCCGGTCAGATCTCTGATGGGATGTATCTGAAGATGACCGACAAGTTCAAGCGCGTCTACGACAAGCTCAACGGTGATAAACCGTTTCACGAAGACGAATTCTACTACAGCGACACTGCGAGTGATGACGAATCAGACAGCGACTACGGGTCTCCACGACCAGCGGTTCGTGCCCCGTTCGCCCCGAATCTCGATCGAACACGTCTCTCTGATATTGCACTTCTCAGAGACCAGCTTCTGGATCATGTGAAGAAGATGCACGAGGAGTACAAGGTTCTCATGAAGTGGGAAAAAGAAGCGAGGCGTACTTGGACTCCCATCAAGCGTATGACTGCGTTTCGAAAGACTCAGGCTATCAAGTTGTGGTGTGAAAAGAACACTCGTTGGGCTCCCGGTGGTGAGGCTGGGGAACTCGTTGGTCGCCTATCCACCGCCGCCGTGCCGACAAGCGAATGGACCTGGGAAAAGCTGGTGGAAAACGGTCTTCGGACAATTGTGGTGGAAATTACAACCGAGGAGGAGAAGGTAGCCTTGGCGAACCGCCTTGGCTGGGCACCGGTCTACTACGATGAACTTTCACTCAAAACAATCCAAAAGCTTCCCGCCTTTGAGAAGAAGATTTACGAGGACTACAAGGAAGAATGCCAAAGGAAATGGTATGTCGCCCTCCAAAACGCTAAGTTAAAGGTGGTTGAGTCGAAGGCAGAGATGTCTAGGTTGGAGAGGTTTTGTGTGGATAGGGAGATCGAGTTGAGGCTAGCTGACGCATGCGTCTATCACCGTGATTACTGGGAGTCCGCAGTAAATGAGTTTTGGGTGAGTGATAGTGGACGAATGGTGGACAACGGGTTTGTGGCGCGGGTCGAGCGGCGCCGTTAAATAATTTAGCAGTGTAATATAGTAATGAATCACCCCAGCGCACTCGCGTTGTCTGTCATTGTTGGTTCAGCATTCTATGTGTTGATGGAGAAATCTATTCCAAAAGAAGCAAATTGTAGTTATCTCGCGTCGCCTGTGACAGATATTCTCGCATTTGTGTGGGGTTTTATTGTTATGTGGTATGGTGTATATGTATATGATAACCCTATACTTACCGGATTGGGTTCGACTGTAGTGGTGGAACATATATGGCAATTGAAACATAAAGGAATTAAGGGATTGCGTCGCTTCTAAATAGAAAATAGCACCTAAGTTTGTAAGAATATTTGTAAATTTCATCTAAAAACATGACTACTCAACAAGATATTTTACGCACGATGATGACACAGCTGGATGACGCCTCGGATAAAATCCCCGAAGGCCTCTACCTCCAGTTCTGTGATCATCTCCAAAACCTTCACAATAAGACTGGATCATTTTCTCGTATCGGACGTGGTCGCCACCAAACACGCGTGTACACCGTTGAGGAAGCTCCACAGATTCCCCCAAATGAACACGGATACGTGGATGTTCAAGATTACCAAGAAGCGATTGACCGAATGTATGGTATCCGTAACGGAGCCCACCGGCGATCTTCGGGTCCGCGTCGCTGTGGTCGCTGCCGCCAGGTGGGTCACGATAAGCGTAACTGCCCCTACGTCGTCAAAGACATACTCGACGAGGCACAGAGGCTCAACCGTCACGCTGACCTACCAACACCTTAAACCCTTAGAAAAATAGCCATGTACTATAGTAATGAATGTACTTCAAAATGTAATGCAAATCATAGACAGTATATCTGATAAAATACCCGAGAACGTCTACCTAACCCTTTGCAACGAATTAAAGAAACTCTACGCTTTCATCCCCGATAAAATCAGACCAGCCCTCTCTAGAACAAATAGTGCCACCAACGTACCCACATCATCACCTGCGAATGGATATTGGATTCGTTAATTACTTAAAACTTAGACTCTTTAGAAAGATATGTCTGAACCCGAGTACATTTATAGATGGTCAAAACTTTGCCTTTCTACGGTATCACTAATATCTATATCCGCACATCTCATAGGTGGTTGCCAAGTATTCGTATTCTTTACAAATCTGTACACTTTTTTGTCAAATCTACTTTGGTTAATTCTAGCTTTAAACGATTATTCCGTTGAGGTAGCATCCTTTATTCCAGTATTAGGAGTTGAAAATATAGTAATACTGGGAAGTTTCATGTGTATAGCGGGTAACACTGAAGATGACGCGGGATTAAGTAGCTATGAAATAGTGGCAGTGGTCTCTGGTATTCTTTGGGGTGTGCACACAAGTCATATAACCCATCTTGTATCTAAAAAGGAACCTGGTCCACCGTATCATTATTCGGATCTTGAAGAAGAATTTCAAGTGTAAATAAAACCTAAGTCAGCTCAAAACCTTGTATTTTTCAACCAACAAACAACAAACAACAAACAACAATGAACTTTGAAATTCAAGCTCTCGGCGGCAAGCTCATCGGATCCCGCTCCGCCATGAAAACTTTGGATCGTCTCACGACCCTGCTCCCCAACGCTAAACTCAACTTTGAGGTCATCCCTCCCCCCGAAACCAAGAAGGCTGAGTTTGGCAGCATGCCTGACTTTCGCGACCCGGTTTCCGACGAGGATGATGATGACATCATGCATGACCCCGACATCCAAGAGATGGTCAAAAAAGGAGAACACACCTGTCACATGTTTGACGCTCATTGCCAAGCATGTGAAGATGACGAGGAGGACGAGGAGGACGAGGACGATATCACCCTCGCTGACCTTAAGGAACAGATCGAGGATAACATGACCCTTGTGGAGATTCAAAAGGAACTCGTTAAGGTGGAAGCCACAAAGAAGAGGCTCGAGACCATCCGTCTCAAGAAGGAAAAAAAAGAAGAGGGAGAGCTCCACTTCGAATCAGAGGCCGAGTACCTGCGCTGGGATGCCTTGAGGCCGTTCGGATGACTTACCACTCTCGTACTAGTGATCACTTGCCTAACTTTTAGAAAAGTGCCTAAGTAAAAAATACACAGCCCTATTCAAAAGACTTAACGAAATCCGGGAGCGGACGATAGAACTTGCATGATTGTAATAAACGAACGGGATACACGAAACACACGAAAC